AGAGCAAGACTTAGAAGATTATTCTCCACAAATGTAATTGTAAGACATGCAGGTGGAAGAAAATTAAAGATTGCTGATACAAATAGAATCCAACAAACCACAAAGGATAATCTTGTAGATAGATACTCAAGGTTGTATAGTAATTTAGCAACAGGTGGTTATGGTAAATCTCAACAGATTACATTTCAATCACAAAAGATAGGATTGTTTAGAGATTATGAAGAGATGGATAATGACCCAATAATATCAAGTGCTCTTGATATTTACGCTGACGAATCCACAATGAGGTCTGAGTATGGAGATGTATTGACCATACAATCTGATAATGAAAATATATACGATATATTAAGAAATCTTTATTATGATATATTGAATGTTGAATTTAATCTATGGCCTTGGACGAGAAATATGTGTAAGTATGGTGATTTTTATCTTTACTTAGATATCAAGGATAAGTATGGTGTGACTAATGTCGTACCTCTATCAACATATGATGTTACGAGGATAGAAGGAGAAAATCCATCTGAACCATATTTGACAACATTTCATGTCCAAGATGCTGATAACAGACATTCAAATCAGAGAAGTGAAAAACAATTTCAAAATTATGAGATAGCTCATTTTAGATTGTTAAGTGATTCAAACTTCTTACCATATGGTAAGGGTATGATTGAAGGTGGTCGTAAAGTATGGAAACAATTATCATTGATGGAAGACGCTATGTTGATACATAGAATAATGAGAGCACCTGAGAAAAGAGTTTTCAAAATAGACATCGGAAATATACCACCAGCCGAAGTAGAAAACTTTATGCAAAAGATAATCAACAAAATGAAGAAAGCTCCAGTCATGGATCAAGATGGTGATTATAATTTAAGATATAATATACAGAATCTTACGGAAGATTTTTTCTTACCTGTTCGTGGTGGAGATAGTGGTACTCAGATTGAAGGGTTACCTGGTTTAACATATGAAGCAGTGGATGATATTGAATATTTGAGAAACAAATTGTTAGCCGCCTTGAAAGTACCTAAGGCTTTTTTAGGATATGAAGAATCACTTGGAAGTAAAGCAACTCTAGCAGCAGAAGATGTCAGATTCGCCAGAACAATTGAAAGAATACAACGAATATTGGTTAGTGAATTGACTAAGATTGGTATAGTTCATTTGTATTCACAAGGATTTACTGATGATGATTTGGTAAATTTTGAACTCAGTTTAACCAATCCATCTAAAATATACGAAGAAGAAAAAATTGAACTGTGGAATTCTAAACAATCTCTCGGTCAATCTATGGTTGATTCCAAATTAGCATCAACAGAATGGGTTTACGACAATATCTTCAAGTTCACAGAGGAACAGAAGAAAGAAATGAGATTACAACTCATTAGAGACCAAAAGAGAAAATTCAGATTCGACCAAATTGAACAAGAAGGTAATGACCCAGTACAAAGTGGTCAGGCTATGGGAACACAAGGAGCTATGATGGGTGGAATGGATGACATAGGTGGTGATATCCCACCCGCAGGTGAAGATGATGACCCAAACGCAGATAGAGAAGGTGATGAAGTTGGTGGAAGACCAAAAGAAGGAAATAAGTTTGGAAAAGATAGTGGAGCTCGTGGTAGAGACCCTTTGGGTAGTCACGATAGACGAAAACAATATGGAATAGCACTGGCACACTATGATGCACTGAAGAAAGATTTGAAAAAATTAGGTAAAAAAGATAGAAAACTATTAGAAGAGACTATGGATGTTGAAAAAGAATATTCAGATGATGTTAATTCTTTAAATAATGATTCTAAATGACGAATTATTAGAAGTTTTTATATTTATATAAGAGATATTATACGGAGAATTGGAGTATTAAATGAGTAAACGAGTAAAACACTCGAAGATTAAGAATACAGGTATTCTTTTCGAGTTGCTATCAAGACAAATCACTCAAGATATTATTAGTGATGATAAAAAAAGTAAATCAATCGATTTGCTCAAAAAATATTTTAACGAAAAAACCGAGATAGGCAAAGAAAATCAACTTTATCAAGTCTTGGTCAAAACAAACTACAATTCAACTGCTAAGGCACAAAGATTAATCGAGGCAGTATTGAAATCTCGTTCTAAAATAAACACTAAAAAACTCAAGAACGAAAAGTACAACTTGATAAAGTCCATTAGTGAAAACTACAAGACAGAAGATTTTTTCCGTTCTCGTATTCCAAATTATAAAGTATATGCTTCAGTATATAAATTATTTTTATCCGAATCAATCGAATCTCTAAATCCTTTAGATGAAGTAGATAGTAACTTTACCATAATAGAACACATCACAGGTAAAAAGATGCCTTCATCAGTAAAAGATACAGAAGTAATTAAAGAATTCAAAGGTCAAGATAAAGACCTTAGATTATTATCCTACCAATTAATGGTTGATAATTTCAACAAAAAATACAAGACTCTAAATACTCCACAAAAAAATCTCTTAAAAGAATACATAAATAATATCTCAAATACCAATTCTCTAAGAGAGTTTGTCAATGATGAAGTACAGAATATCAAAACAGCCTTAGCATCACATCTACCAAACATAAGTGATGACATCACAAGGATAAAACTCCAAGAGGCTGTTAATCAAATAGAAAACCTTACCAAAGGTCGCATTGTCAAGGACAAACAAGTTATTTCTCTAATGAGGTATTATGAACTCATTAAGGAGCTTGACAATGTCCGCTCGAAATAAACTTAAGGAGTTCATAAGACAACTCATTCAAAAGGAGTTGGCAGAAGCATCTTCTACTGCAACCGCGGGTAATATTCATTACAAAACACCTTACGCATTTAAAAAGAATAAAAAAGGTAAAAAGAAAAAGAAGGCCGGATATGGTGGTGGTTCTTATAACCCAACCATCGGTACGGACAATTTTCTTGCTGATGACCCAAAGTTAAGAAAAGAAGGTAAATATCATGATTTTCGTAATGACGACTCATTGACTACCAAACAAAAGATTGGAAAGGCGATGAGGGAAACTCGTGATAGTTTGAAAAATTTAGAAAAGACAATCGACATGAATTTAAGATTAAAGAATGAATTAAATGTTGATTCAAGGGATTATTGGAAAAACACACATAAGGCACTACACAAGATAAGTGAAAGATTAGTTAAGCTAGCTGGTAAAGTCGGTCAACTAAGATAATCCCCCATGTCATTTGAAGATAACAAAAAGTCTTATTTAGACTCTTTGTATAGCATTTCTACCTTGTTAAAAAGGTGGCATACAGAGATACATAAAAAAGATGTAACAAAAAATTACTTGATAAATCGTCTCGATGAATGGATAAAAAGACTCCAAGAACTGAGACACGAAATAATGATGAGGAAAAGTTGATGAAAGACTTAATAGTAGATTACATACCATTCGAAATAACACCTGAACAAATAAATGAATCCATAAAACAAAATGGTGGTAAGTTAGTGGTTCATGGTGTATTACAAAGGGCTAATGCGAAAAATCAAAATGGTCGTGTATACCCTCGTGAAATATTAGAGAGGGAAAGTGGAAAATACACAAAAGAATTTGTAGCTCAAAAGAGAGCTCTTGGTGAACTTGACCATCCTGAATCATCAGTTGTAAACTTACAAAATGTCTCACATAATGTTACCGAGATGCATTGGGAAGGTGACAACTTGGTTGGAACGGTTGAGGTATTGGGAACACCAAGTGGAAATATATTGAAAGAATTATTCAAGGCTGGAATTAAACTTGGTATTAGTTCTCGTGGTATGGGTTCGGTTCAACCTATGCAAGAGGGTGACGGACAACAAGTCGGAAAAGATTTTGAACTTATAGCGTTTGATTTTGTATCCAATCCATCAACTCATGGAGCTTTCTTGTATCCATTGAAAGAAAGTGTTGGTAATGAAGTACCGACAGGTAGGACTTGTGGTGAGTATTGTAAAGTAGAGAGCATCATAAACGATATCATCAGAGAAGGTTAGTGATAAGTTTAAAGTCCTTATTGAAAAATGTCCGTGAGGCAAAAATCACACCACCGAAAAAAGGAGTGGAGACACCATTGGATGCTA